CGCATATCCCCGAAAGCGCATTGTATCAAGTGGGAGATATCCACTTTCGTACTCGCACCAACGGCGGGAACATTGACAGAATACAACACCTCGCCACCATTCTTTAACAAGTTCACGTTGAAAGACGGGGCAACAGCGGCCGCACCTCTTACCTCTACCACGTTGGGCAGAAAGGCGAACGTCACCAAATCGGGGAACGTAATACCCACCCCGTACGGGTTCGTATCAAAATATCGCATATCGTTATTTAAGTTTTGCGTTAATATATCGTATCTCGCTCTTTGTTTTGTCGAAAAGGTACTGCAACACCTCGTTACTCGTTTCCTCAATCGCTGTACTCATAATATCTTCAAAACCACCTTTGCGGTGCAACAGCGTACCCTCAACCGCTATTCTGTGCGCCACGGCTCGCGCAAATTGCCATCGCGCCCTGTCCTCGGGGGTGTACTTTCCTCGCCCTCGGCGGTACGGCATCGGGGCAATACGTATTCCCTTATCTTTCGACCATTGGAAAATGATTTTATCCAAGTCCCTCGGTATCTTGCCCGCGCCGCGTCCTTGCTCCATAACCAACCAAGAACGACTACCCCAAAGCGTGACCCCGTTTGCGGTCTGTTCAACACGCAAAGAACGTACACTCTTTAGGCTCGCGTTACGTTGGTATGCGTCCATATTTGCGGTCATTCTTGCCCGAAGTCCTTGCATTTGCGCCGCTACAAAATCCATATACGGGGTTGCCATACGCTAACAGATTTTAATTCCGATAATCTCTTTCAAAGACACGTCCAAGCCGATACCCGTTTCCCCTCGGTCAAAGATACCTTGTTCGGGAACGTACGGCAATTCGCCTTTCAGCGGCTCAAACAGACCGCTCAAGTTGATTTGCTTGACGAACTGCGCGGCCAAGACTTTCATTTCCTGTATAGAGTCCTCGTTCTCTATCGCATCATTATCAAGTTTGACACGCGGCTGCAAGAACCAAATGCGGAGTGTCGGCTTGTCCACCATCTGCAAACCGCCCTTATACTCCAACGTACCGAAGTCGGGAGTTTCCACGATTATAACTTTCCCGCTTATCCTATCCAAAGCCTTGTTCGCTTGGAACGGGGTATAATAGCGGAAAGTAACGTCCGCAGGTTGCCAAAGGTCACAAACAACGTGCTTGATTTTCTTAACTACATTATCCATTGCCATACGTTATTTTGTTTTGAATTTTCGTGCAAAAATATCATTTAGCCGCCTTTCGTATTCGGCGCGTTCGTTGTCCATCTTCATACAAGTATAGACGCGCACCCAACACACCCCGCGCACATCGTCTTGGTTGCTTATTCCCTGTCGCTTCGCGTACCAATCCAACAGGCCAAAAGCACCGAAATTCAGTTGCTTCACACCTGCTGAAATCTGCTCCGCTGTGTACCTCGGTTGTATCTTGGCAAATAGCCTGTTGATACGTTCCACCTCGCGCCCTATCCAACGGACAAGGCCAACGACCGAAAGCACCTTTTCCCGTGCCATCTTCTCCGCGCTCACCTTTGGGAACAAAACGCGCACGGCGGCAAGTACCCCGTCCGGCTGCTGTGCCTTGTCTTGTATGTCGAACAACTCACCCAACGTTATCAAGTTCAAGTTGTCGGGTACGGGGCAACCGCAAAACGTACTTGGTCGGGGTGCTTTCTCCAACACCTCGGCGGCACGCGCTGCGCTTTCCGCTGTCAAATACGGCTGTATCGTGCCGTATGTAGCAAAATCAATTTCTTGCAATTTCATCGTATTATCGTATTCTGCCAACACTTGCAACCATTCGGCCACTCGGTCGGCTGTTCGCGTAAAATGCCATCATCAGCGTATCGGCAAGGTCGGGGGAACGGCCTAACAACTTCTTCTGCTCGTCCTTGCTGTTAATGGCTTTCTTTTTATCGTCCCTGTCTATGTCAGCAACACGGATAACGGAAAGTTCCTCTTTCAGTTCCTCCACCTGCTCCGCGTTCAAGCCTTGCACCCGTATTTCGCGCCTATTGACTGCGCCCGCCAACTTGTAGTAGTATTCGCTCTTTAAGTTGCGGTACGTTGCCGCATCATCAGCAACCGCGCCCCCGTGAAATTCTTTAATGCCTTTCACGAAATCGGCAAGGAAACCGCCCACTCCGTCACTATCAGCAACAAAACGGCTTCGGGGTATAGCGTGCGCCTTGATAGTCTGCTGCGCGTCCTCCAATACCACATCAGCGGGCGAATACCCTTTTACTCTGTCGAACGTATAGACGCGGCCACGGGCAACGCAAGACGCGTATTTGTCGCGACCTTTGAGGGCAATATCCGCGCCACCTGCTGCCAATCCCTCCGCGCTGACCTCGTTTGTAAACATATCGTTCAACGCTTCGGTATCAAACAGCGCGTTCGGGTCATCGTCATAATCGAAATTTCCATAAAACAAACGCTCTATTGTCACGCGGTCGGAGCGCAAAAGGTTCTCGATATACGCTTCGTCCACATACGGGTTGTCACGCACCAACGCACGGATAAAAACGCGGTACGTGGGCAAATTGCCCTCTCTGTACGGCTTCCAAAACAGCCTGTAAATCCAACCTTTGGACGGGTTGCATACCATCAGCATTTTCGGCTTGCATTTCCACGTTGTGCCGTCTGGGTTTATACCCGATAGCAAGGAGAAACGGCCACGAATAACGCTAATAAACTTTTCCGCAACCTGCTGCGCTTCGTCAATAAATATATCGGTCAAGTCGTACGAGCCGAAGCGGTCGAATTCGGGGTCGAGTGGCTGAAAAATGCAGTAGCGGAAATAGATGATAGACCCGTTGGCAAAGTATGCAGTACAACCGCCTTGTCCCTCTTTCAGCGTGAGCAAGTGTTCCACCCGCATCGCCTTAACTACCTTTCGGAACGTGGTGAGGGTCGTATCTTTCAAGTCCACGTATTTCTGTCGGCATATCAACGATGCACTACCCGCGTATTGCAGTCGGCGCGTAATCTGCCAAAGACAGCCAAGCCACGTCTTGCCACCACGCGCGCCACCGCCGTATAGCACCTCCGTGACCTTGCTGTCGTTGTCCATCAACAACTGCAACGCTTGTTTCTGCTTCGTTGTTATGTCTATTTTAATCTGCATCTTGTACCGCTGTTAGTTCTTTCGGCTTGACCTCATTGAACACTATCGACAAAGGTTGATTGCTTGACACGTTCGTGTCGATTGTCTCAACGTACCCTCTGTCTCGGCATTGCGTTTTCGCGGCAAAGATGATTGCAGCCGTATCGCCCGCCATTATGCGCTTGTCAAGTGCGCTTTCGATAAAGTCCTTGCGCACCTCTTTGACCTCCTCGCAAGCACGGGCGAAATCCTCGTCCTCCCGCTGCCAATTATAGAACGTTTGACGCTCTATGCCAAATTGCTTGCACGCTACCGATATATTGCCAAGACATTTTCGGAACACCTCCAAAAAGTCGGCTTTCTTGTTCGTTTTGAAACCTCCCATTTTTGCACTATTTTTTGGTTGTCAAATTTGTCAAAGTTATTTATCCCACAAATTCAAAAGAACACGTTATCCGCGAAACGGAAGAATTTTGTTTGCATCGCGAATTGTGTATTATTCCGTTACCTAACGCAACGCGTCCAATTCGGGTACATCGAAAATCTTTATCTCGTTTAAGACTTGCTATAAAAGCCGCGTTTGATGTTACCAAGAAAAAGTGTTTGTTTTCTTTTGCCAAAGTGTTGCAAACGAACTTGGTCAATCGAAGACCTATTTGCAATCCTTGGAAATCGGGCAAAACAACAATTCTATGCGCTCTCCAAAAATCTTTCTTCTTCGCGTGTGGAAAAGGCAAAACACTCAAAAAAGCGCATAAATCATCATTCATTGTTGCCACAAAAACTCTCGCGGCATTGTTATGCGTATGGCTTAAATAGTGATACTTCCTAAAAATTCGCCAATAATTTTCTTTTTCTTTGGTTTCATAGACATCGAGTTTGCAGATTGGTCGATTTTTTTTTTGCTCTTCGCATAGGCGAAAAGTCATTGTGTTTGTATCGAACACCCAATCGGGCAATAGCCAATTTTCTATGTCGAAATGGCAAGAAACTGCAATAAATTTCTTGCTCGTTTTCCTTATTGCTTTTTGAGTGGCAAAAGAACCGATTTTGGCAATATTTCTATCGACAACGCTTGTAAATTCATCGAAAACAAACAATTCGTTATCTTCAAGAATTGCGCGTGCCAAATCGACCCTCATTTTTTCGCCAATTGACAAAACGCTGTATGGTTTCAACCAACTCGGAACACTTGAAAAGCCGACAT